ACCCGACGTTTTATTTATCTCAGGTTCGGCAAGTCCCTTTGTAAATTGAATCCCAAGGTTGATATTTTTATTACCAGATGGGTTTGTAGTAATTCCAGTGTATCCATTATCTATTTTTCCAGAGAATCCATCGCTTGTAAAAACTGTTGGACCGTCCGAATCAAAAGAGAATCTCCTACCTTCGCTACTTACACCAACATAATCTTGTTGATTAAATGTTGTTGGATGATAATTTTGGGATCTGTCTTGGAAAAACTTAAGAACTTTTGTAGTTTCATCATATGATGCGACATATCCTTCAGCAGTAACATTATCTCCATCTACTGTTACACTTTGAGTTATCTTTTTACCAACAGTCAGAAAATTTTCTCCAGTAATAGTTCCATCATCTAACAATTTAATAGCATTTGTACCAGAAAACTGATTATCATTGAAAATATTCGTAGAACTCCCTCTTAAGGGGTTCTTAACTACTGAAATTTGTGCAAATTTAGTATCTGTAGGGAAATCTTTATCAGAATCATCAAATCTTGCATACAATAATACTCTATCAGTACCTAATTCTTTATAAAGATCATGTCCATGTCCCTTAGATGGTGGGATAATTGGTATTAACTTAGCAGGATTAGGTATACTACCAGTTGGTTGAAGTGTTCCTAAATCAACCATTGCATAAGTATAACCTTTACCTCCAGAAGAAATAACTGCATCTGTTATTCTACCAAGACTGTCAACAGTTACAACTGCTTTAGCACCTGAACCATCTCCAACAATAGGAACTTCTCCTCCTGCGTAACCTGCACCAGGATCTTCAATAAAGATATGTTTTATCTGGTTTTCGTTCAAATCTGAATTACCATTCTCTCTAACTGCTTGAATTTGAGAGTCTGTTGATGTTGACCAGTCATTTGGAACAGAAATATATTCTGTAGAATCAAATTTTATTATATCACTTGGTGGAACAGTAAATAAGTATTTCCAAACATATCCATCTCCACTTTCTCCTGCTTTAGAAGGTTCTAAATCAGTGAAGAATGGTTCATCTTCTGAACCCTTACCAGTTGTATTGATACCAGAGGAACCATTGTTAATACAAACATAGACTCTGAAATCGCTATTCATCACATAATACTTTGCATCGTAAAGTCTTGTTGAAGAAGTTTCTGGAGATTTATTATCAGCACTATAATCATGCCTGAATATTTCGTAAGTGGTTCCACGTTTCCAGTCAACCCTTCTTATTAATCTTCTAATGTTAGAAGTACCTAGTTTTTTACCAAAAAGAATAGTATCTTGTGCGTGATTAACATAATTAAAATTATCTGTAGGATCAGGTGTTGCACTATCCCAGTTTGTTACTCTACCAAAACCAACTGCATCAGCTGGATTTGCTAAACCCACGGTAATATAATATGAGTTACTGGTATTACCTACCGACTCAATAAAATTGTTCGCGTTTAATATTCTAAATTGGTCAGTAATTATTGCCGACATTGTTTGACAGTTTTCTTTCTATTTATTACTTTAATCTGGGAGAGTTTTTCTGATCGCTCCATTATCCCTCAAACCATAACCCCTTCTTTGCATTAGAGGGTATGTTGAAAGACCTGCAGTAACCGTTCTACCAGAGATTCCTATTGCAATTGGTTCAGTATTTCTTACCAAATTGGTAAGTCTTCCCCAAGAATAGTATCCGTTAGGATTATATATCGAAGTTCCAAGTGTCTGTATACCAGTTGTTATAGTATCAGACTTAATATTACACACAATTTCATTAGCAACAGGGATTTGATGAACTCTAAAAATGTTATCAACAAATTCAGTTCCTACTCCGATAATATCATTATCATGAGTATAAATTGAGGTAACACCACTTCCAACTGTAGTATCAGTAACAACAATATGATAACCAACTTGTAAATCAGTAGTATTGTTAGTAAAGAACTTGATTGCTAAATCAGTTCCAATACCCGCAACTGTTGAAATACCAGTTATGATACCTGTGTTACCTTGAACAGATTGAATGTTTGTTACTACCTCATTTATTAATCTTGGTTGAGGTATGATAATTTGTGGGGGTACAGGTATATTAAGTGAATTAGTGTATCCAAGACCTACATTAGTAACACTTATTGATGCGACTGCTCCATTTGTAATAGTCGCAGTTCCTGTTGCTGTTGTACCAATACCCACTCCAATAAATTTAGGAGAAGAGAATTTAATATCAACAGTTGCTGTTGTATAACCAAAACCTGTATTGGTTATATTTGTTGCAGTAACCCTTCCACTTGAATCTACAGTTGCAGTTGCAGCAGCAGAAACAGTATTAATATCGTCTATAACAACAGCATCAACATATGCGGTTACTACACTAGACTCATTTTCTTCATAATTAAAGAATTGTCCATTATCAAGAAGTATATCAGTATCTCCAACATTAACATCTCTGATAATTCTTGAAGTTGGGAATACCATTCCCTCAATAGAATCTCTTGATTTAGAAACTAATCTTCCATTTATAACGATATCTCTTTTTTGCTTAGTCCAATTAACACTTCTGTCATTGAACTCATCAATACCCGCATCAGTATAAGCATTAGTTTCTATTCTATCTGATGCTGCTATATCATAAACTATTCTACCTTCTGTTTGATTTACAGAAGTTTCAATACCAGCTGCTTTTCTAACAGATAAAGTATCTCCAACCTTAATACTCTCAGCAATATCTGTTTCTACACTATCAACTGCCCTTGTTCCATTATAGAAGAATATAGAAACCTTATCTTCTTTCTTAGGTGCTTCAAGGAATTGTATTGAAGATCCACCATCAAAGATATATGCTTCTGATGGTTCTTGTAAAACTCCATTAATAAAGACTATTAATACAGCATCAATATCAATTAATTTTGAATCATTATCATTTACATCTAATTGGAAACTAACTAATTCTGCATTGTAGAATAATGGGAATACTGTTCTAACATCGTCTTGAAGAACATCAATAGGATCAATAAAGTCTAATTGTCCAAACTGCCAAGAAGCAAATTTGTCAGAGAATACATCAACAACTTCTAATTCAAATGGTTTTAATGGTTTCTTCAATCCTTTTGCTGTTACTAATCCAACAGGTGCAAACACATCTCCAAGTTGGAATGAATATCCTGCACCCTTGATTGAGAAAGATTCAACTTCAAAGAACTTAGCAGGAGCAAATGATTTCTTAGATGTTACTGTACCAAAACCAATAGCACTAGTAACAATACCAACGAATGAATTAATCGCTGATCTTACATTAGCACAACCATTAGGATCTGTGTTATATCCAACAGCAGGATCTGCTGTAATTGTTAAATCAAATACTTGATCTCTTGTTGTATAATCAGACTTACCAATTGCTACGTTGTTAATAACCTTACCTGCTAAATCGCGAGCAGCATGGAATACAAATATTGATTCTTGTTCCTCTCCTGCAACATGAGCACCAGTAATATAAAGATTCGCAGCATTCCATGTTTCATCGTTACCCCCAAATCTTAAGTTAAATGCAACTGCTTCAAGAACATCAATAACATCATCCTTACAATTTTGACTTCCGCCAGGAACACTGAATGAAGGATAGACATCTAACATTTCTCCAACAGAAATATCAGCAATGAATTCTTTATTTGCTTCTATTAAATCAGCAGCATCTGCAAATCTATTGGCAAATATTGGACTAGAATTAGGTCCTAACTTAAGATTAATTAATTCGTTTATTCCAGTTACAGTTGTTGCTCCAATACCTCTTCTACTTACACCTTTAATATCTAAGTCTGTATATGTTGGTTCATCAACTAATACATCTGGATTGGTGTATCCACTACCACCATCTACAATAGTAAATTCAACTTGTCCACCCGTTCCATTCACAGATGTTCCTGCGTTAACTGTAATTGTATCAGTTGTTGTTGCACCTATACCTAAAACTGCTCTGTGTATTGGATCTGTTGCTCTTGGATATGAATGGAATGATGCATGATTATCTTGAGCACAAGTAAATGTTAAACTTCTTGTATGAATACCAATTGAACCATTCGGACCATCGGTTCTAATATTACCAGGTTGTGCACCTACAAATGTATGTGTAGATGTGTCTGATGATGTACCTACAACCACAGTAAATGTATCTGAATCAACTTTAGTGATTGCTAACCATCTACCACTAGCAGGATCATCTTCTCTTGGGTAATAATGTTCAGATGTATTATTATCTTTTGCACATGTAAATGTAAATGAGTTATCTGCAAGTTGAACTCTTTCTCCAGTTA